TCTGCAAGCCTAGTTTCGCAGCCTCAATCTGAGCCTTAGCCTCGGTCTTTTCTCTCTCTACCTGAGCCAGCATCTGTGCTACTTCAGCCTGAGCATCTGGAGCAGGTGGCTGTGGCTGAGACAATGCCTCGTTCTGTTCCGGGCTGATCTCGTTAATGAACGCCTTAGCATCCTTGAATCCAGCCGATTCAATCAGTCTCGCTAGGGTATCCCGGTACTGAGCCACAGATACCACAGGATTTGATGCGCCAAACTGAGTCAGAATCTGCTCTTGCTTGCCGAGGATCATCTGCAACATGGCTAGCTTCTGCTCACGATCACCCGAACCAAGACCGACGTTAATCGCCACATCGTACTGATTCGTCCATGTACGAGGATCAAACGTTACAAATCGACCTCTCATGCGGACAATCTTGGCCTGATCCTGATACTTGCCCAATAGGTGCAGAATCCCCTTAAACAGCGACTTTACGCCTGTCTCAGCAAAGATTCGAGCAATTAACTCCAGCTTGCCAGAGTTAGACTTCATCATCGCCGCAATAGCCGTAGCACTCACGTTATTGAGTACATCCGGGTCTAAACCCTGCTGCTGGTCGCTAACGCCTGTACGCTTGGCCTGAACGCTATCCATGTACTCAAGCATCGGGAAAGCCTGAGCCGTTACAGCAGGAACCTCTACCGGAGTAATCGCACCAGCCGACTTCATACGGATAATGCCACCCGGAGTTGCATTAAGAGCATCATCCAAATTGACCTGACCATCGACCACACCCAGACGGGCATTGTTCGTTAGGTACAGGTTATCCAGCATCTGACGAGTAACCGTAGACTTGATTAGTTGAATGTCCATCGTCCGGTCTGCTAGAGACTGACCAAAGAACTTATGCGGAATCGGGATAGGACACAGGCTATGGAACGGTACTAAGTCACATTCCTCGTCATCTAGGATTTCGCTACCAGCGTAGACAATCTTCCGCAGTTCAGCGATTCCATCCCCATTAACGTCGATCTTGATGTAGCACTCGTAGACCTCGCAAACCTGCATCGTTGGGTCTAGGCTGATGTTCTCATCCGGCTGCTCACCCTGACTGAATCGAGCAATACGCTCAGTCGTAAACTGAAGATCGTCATAGCTAGGCAATCCCTCTACGATGTCCTTGTCGAAACCCATCGCTATGAGTTCCGAACGAGTCATCAAGCGACGATGAGCCACGAACGGGCTATCCTCAATAGTTCTTGCCGATTTGCTAATTAGGAATTCTTCTGGCGGTACGTTCTCAATCTTGACGCAACCGTACTTCTTAACCTTCTTGACCTTGACGCTGTAGTACGGAATCTGGATAGGCATACCCATCATATCCACGCCACCGTCAACCATCTCGACCTTCTGGCTCACTACCTCAATGGCAGGATCAGACAGCAATAGGGCTAGCTCGTCCTCGGTCAGGTTCTTGTAGGACTCTTTATTAACGTCCTCTTTGGCTTCCCAGTACGCCTTGACCACGCCGACCTTCATCATTAGCGCGTCTTTGAACCAGTTGTGCAGGATGATTAGACCGTCATTCTCACGGTAAAACACCCAGTTACAGTAGTCGGTAGCCTGTTTAGCGGACTCCTCATCTTCTGGAGTCTGAGGCTCAAAGGAGACAATATCCTCGGTGGTCGTAAAGACCCGGATAAGTTGGGGTAATGCACCGTCGATAGCCTCAGCTACCTCACCAGTAACAATCTGGCTACGGCCTTCTACCTCATTACCGTACGGATAACGCAGGTAATACTCTAGTGCTTTGGATCGCTGATCCGTAGTCTCGGTATCAATGTATCCGATGGAGTTATCGATCTCATTCTCGATAATCCCCTTGATTTGACCCTCATCCATCTTCATAGCAAATCCTTATGGGTTTTGCTTATTATACAATCCATTTCGTTGAAATTGGCAACGATGTCTGCCACGAACTATCGCCCTCGTCAAGACCTATCGCTAGGTATCTGAAAGCGTCACTCATATGGCTAGACCAGTCATGTAGCGGCTTCTCATAGAATATCTGCCGTCTCTCGTCATGTTCCCGGCGGTAGTTCCGCAAGGCATCTAGTCCCGGCTTAGTCCTCGGATGGAACCAGCATCTAGGTAATAGCCTCCTGACAGCCTGAATACCGTCAGCTACCGACAATCTAGGCGCAACCGTTATGGACAGTCCTGCTTCCTCTAAGACTTCCCGACGGCTCTTGCCTGTGCCTAGCTCCCGAACCTGTACGTCATGGGGCAGGATTTGACTGAACCCTGCGTAGTCATTGTCCTTCAGCCAGCGAACATACCAATCTAGTCCCTGTCCGTGGTTTTCGACGCAATCGAGTAATCGAACCTCTTTTCCAGCCAGTTGTGCAACCCATAGAGCAGTTGAGTCACCCATTCCAAGATCCCAAGCAACAAAGCTACGGCAGAGATCATCACGAGGAAAATCACTAATGTGACCATCCCTTTCAAGATCGTTAATGATTTTGCCATAGTAGCTGCCCTCAACCGCTGCGTTAAAGGAACACTCGAATTCCTGATTGTACTTGTCCTCCCCCATCTCTCGATAGGCAGCCTTAAGCTCGGACTCAAGAAGTATCTTGGTCTGGCTAGCCTTGTACTCTAGGTATTTCCAGCCTTCCTCAGACTTGGCTCTGTCGGCTAGTTCAGCGAAATGGTTAGCACCTTTAGGAGTCCCAATGAAGCAAGCCCACCCGAGGCGATCGGAAAGAGCAGGTCTAAGGATTTCGTTCCAAATACGTGGATTCTGATCGCCCACCTCGTCGATAACCACGCCATCGAAATACTGACCGCGCAAGCTATCAGGATTGTCAGACCCGTAAAGACTAACCCTACGCCCCCAAAAATCAACCCGTAACTCAGCAATGTTTGCAGTTGCATTAAGCGGCCTTGTGTACTCTAGTAGGTAATCCCAAGCGACTCTCTTGGCTTGGCTGTAGGTAGGTGCTATGTAGGCAAACCGTGGGTTAGGCTTGTCGCACTCTATCGCGGCTTTAATAAGGTGATTGATTGCGCTAACAGTCTTTCCCATACGACGATGGGCAACCACCACAGTAAAACGATGCTGCTCAATGGCATGGTGGATTTCCTCCTGCTGTACCCTTGGCTCGTAAGGAATGACTATCTCTGTCACTTAACGTATCCGCAATTTAGGCACTTGTTGTTCACTAGGAACGCGCTGCACATAGGGCAGTTAGTCTGTTTGTACGTCATCTTTAGCCTTTCCGCCCCATCGGACGACCATCTCCTGTGCGCCACCATTAGCACCAGTAACCTCTTGCTTCTGCGTCTCAGCCCATCGCATCTGAGCCTTAGTCCACCAGATCAACGCAGTCGTGTCCCCGCCTTGAGCCTTGCTAAACAGCGTCTTAGCTATCTGTGCGCTGGCTTTAGCCTTACCTACGTCTAGCTCAGTCCGATAATGTTTCCGCAGCGTCTTGTCATCGATGCCTATCAATGCACCTATCTGCTCATGGGGCAAGCCTAGTCCTGCCGATGTCTCGACTATCCGCTTGTTTTCTTCTGTTGGCTTATGTTCTACCATTTTATTGAGGGTAAATGTTACTCATCTATTAACAATACGGCTTTCTTGCCGGTGAAATCTTCCCATCTCTTTACTATTACATCACAGTATTTAGGGTCTAGTTCCATTAGTCTTGCTTGCCTTCCTAATTTCTCGCAAGCAATCATCGTACTACCTGACCCTCCAAATGGCTCAAAGACAAGTCCAGTTTTTCTTTTTATTAAAGAAATTCCTTTTTCTGGCAATTCTATAGGGAAACAAGCCTTGTGATTTTCTGCCTGTGAATTTGTATTGCTAATAGCCCAAAAATTACTAACAACCTCATCCAATCCAAGCAACTCCCCATGAGTTGAAAACAGATAAATTGGTTCCCAATCACGCATCAACGATCCCTTAAATGGAATGGTTGATGATTTTTTCCAGCATATTTGCTCAATCAAGTATGGCAGACGATTAGTTATTTGCTGTATATACTCAAACCTTGAATTTGCGTTATAGCTAACATTCCAAAAGATAAATCCTTCAGTTACAGCAAAGCATGTTTCTAGTACAGATTTCGCAAAGTCAACATAATCTGATGATCTAAGATTGTCTGAGTACCCGTCTGCATACAATTTTTTTGATTTTTTACTGGTAAAAATATCTCCATCGCCAGCTTTCGTATTTGCATTATATGGAGGAGATGTGAAGGTAAGATCAGCCTTCTGACCATCCATCAGCTTTTCTACCGCATCGATGCTCGTACTATCCCCACACATTAACCGATGATTGCCAAGTTGATAAATATCGCCTAGCTTTGTCTTAGGCTCTACCGGGGCTTCAGGTACGGAATCCTCGTCCGTTAATCCATCTACCTGCTCAGGCTCCAGCAGCTTATCTAGCTCTTTAGGGTCGAATCCGAGTACGTCCATCTCGAACCCTTGTTCCTTTAGGTCGGCTAGTTCCAACGATAACAAGGTCGTATCCCAACCTGCGTTCATGGCTAGTTGATTGTCGGCAATAACGTAAGCCCGTTTCTGGCTCTCCGTCATATGCTTTAGCTCGATGACCGGAACTTCCTTCTGGCCTAGCTTTCTTGCAGCCAATAGCCGCCCATGACCAGCTATAACGCCGCTTTCCCCGTCCACAAGGATAGGGTTAGTCCAGCCGAATTCTTTGATACTTGCCGCGATCTGGGCTACTTGACCGTCAGAATGTGTCCTACTGTTCCTGACGTAAGGGATGAGTTTCTCTACTGATACTGTCTTTATCTGCACTTTGCACTACCTTTCCGGTGTCATGCGTATATCGCTTCGTACATATCTGGGCGGTTCTCTAATATCCACGCCCTCGGTTCTTCATGGCATTTCTTGAAATCAACACCTACTGTCTGGCTCCCTGCATGATGCACATAAGCCCTACTGACGAAATGCTGATAACCCGCCACGTTCAAGTCATGGCATATTATATTATCTGAATACCAATTAGTTGACGGGAACTTAGCTACTTCCCATGCTTCCCGGCTGATACTTGCCCAGATAGGCGCAATTACCGGAGTCAACTTGATCTGATGCTCACTTTCCCACTTCAATCCTGCCCGTCTGTCCCCGTCTACCGGAAATCTGATGTTCTGATCCGGCAACACATAGTCCGACCTTGCACCTAAGAATCCGTATTTCACGCCACGAGATTCCAGAATTCCCGCATCTTCCCGCATTAACGATAGCGTGTCTGGATTAAGAACCACGTCATCGTTAGCTAAAATCAATGAGTCAAACTTGC